GAGATTGACCGTGAGATTCTTAACGACCTTCTTACACAAGCTGGTGCAGCAAACCTTTACTGGTCCCGTGCTCCAGGCAAGATCGTCAACAAGCTTACAGGCGCTGAGGCTCTACAAGGCTCTGTACTCTCTCCTGGTCCAATGGCTTTCACCAACATCCAAGAGTGGTATCAGACCCTTATTGAGACAATCTCTGACGTTGCAAACACCATCTACAAGAAGACTCTTCGTGGTTCCGCAAACTTCATGGTTACATCCCCAGACGTTTGCACCATCCTTGAGCATCTTGTAACCTACAAGCCAGCTTACCGCCTTGACTCTGATGGTCAAGTTCGTGATAGCATGACAGTAGGTGCAGAGGCTGTTGGTACACTCAATAACCGCTACACCGTCTACAAGGATCCATATTTCCCAGCCAATAAGATTCTTATCGGTCTAAAGGGCAATACATTCCTTGAGTCTGGTTATATCTATGCTCCATACGTTCCACTCATCCTTACACCAGTCATCTACGCTCAAGAGGATTTCACTCCACGTAAGGGCGTAATGACTCGCTACGGCAAGAGAATGGTTCGTAATGATTTCTACGGCACCGTAACAGTTCTTGATCTAAATCTTATATAGTTTCTATTCCTCAGTAAAGAGGAAATAGATAAATAAAAGTAGAATAAAGCCTGAGTGTAAAAACTCAGGCTTTTTCTTTATGCATGTTGTTGGATATGAACTATACTTATTTCTATGAAGAAGATATTTCATGAATCAAGTGCAAAAAGTGGCGTATACAGAATATTGAATATAAAAAATGGGCGAGTTTATTATGGAAGCACGGGTTGTTTCTATAAAAGAGCTCAAGCTCATATTAATGATCTTATTTCAAATCGTCACTTAAATACGTATTTATTAAATGATTATAATAAATGTGGTCCTGATGCTTTTATCTTCGAAGTGGTTGAAGTTATTGAAGGAACACAAGATGATTGGCTTGCTGCTGAACAATTGTTTATAGATAAACATTTTGATAATCAAAAACAATGTTATAATATATCACCTAATGCACGTGAAACTCGCCGGGGTAAAAAACAAAAAAAGAAAGGAAATCCTCTAACTGATAAACGGTTCAGAAGTCCTTCTGATGAAGTTCTTAAAAAACGGGCTCAAGCTATACGAGAAGCCAAAAAAACACCAGAACAAAAAGAGAAAGCTAAACAGCACGCTAAAAACTTATGGAAAGATCATAAAGCGGATATTACTCTTGTTCACATGGAAACAGGAGAAGAAGTATATATTGATAAACCTCTCAAAACGTTTGCAGAAGAACGAGGTTTGAGTTACAAGTCTTTACACCTATTAATCAAAGGAAAGACAAAGAGTTGTGGAGGATGGTTTATAAAAGGAAATAAGCCCATATATCTATCTCAAAAAGGACAGAAAAGAAAGCCTCTTAATGATGAACATAGACAAAAAATTGCAAGACGTATCAAAGGAACAAGATATTCCGGACTTAAGATATTATCTCCAGAAGGAAATTTAATAGATTTACCGATTAATATTAAAAGCTTCTGCAAGGAAAACAATCTTCATTATTCAACTTTTCTTAAATTGATCAAGGGACAATGTAAGACTTGTAATGGCTGGAAAGTTGTTTAAATACCTGGGTTTTTCTTTTGCTTGTATACGTATACATATATGATGTTTTATGTTATGATTAAATTGCTTCACGTATGAAAAAATTGTATAGTATACGCAAATTGAGCAAAAAAAATCCATATGCTGTTCCTGCTCCTTATGGATTTCTTGTTAAAAAAACTGAAAAGGGACAATGGGCGAGTATATGTTATGATGAGGATACTGGAGTAAATGCACGATACAAGAATCCGGAATTGATTGAATATATTTTTTTAGAATCTAATACGATAGCGATGCAATTAGATGAAATGATGAATTCTTTTGAATTAGAGGCATTTAGTAAAACCGTTAAAAACAGATATGTTCCAGGTGGAAATTATATTCCTTGTCTTATTGATGAAAAAGTGATGTTAATCAAGGAAGAATTTTTAAATCCGATAATGGTTTAAATTTCTTGATAAACATGTTATGATGGTGTTATGACTGAACATGCACATAATCGTCCCTATCATAAGTTGGATAACGGTATTGGATTCCATGTATTTTCGGATAATCCCGATGAAATTGTTAAATATGGTGATACATGGTTTCAATGGAATACTGTTGACGGTGTTGGGTGGCGTTATACGGTATCAATGTCTACCGATGCTGGACAGACTTGGTATAAGGCAGATACAACATGGTCAATGTATTGGCAAATGAACAATGGGGGTGCTGGTTGGTATGATGCAAAGAATTTTCCGGCTCATGCGCCGATTATGGAAGCTCGTGAACGATTTAATCGTGAGCGACGTAATCGTATTGCCAGGGAGAAGCGTGAAGCATTGAAGTTGCTTTCTCCGGAAGAGCGAGAGCAGTATCTTTCTGAGCGTAAGGCGGCATGGATTGAGCGACGAGAGCGTGGTCAGGAACGTCGGGCAAAAATGACGGTTCGCATTATGAATCAGATGCTTGATCTTGGGCCTGATCTTGTTCGTCTTCGTGAAGATATTGATCATATTCTTTCTCTTATGGCGCAGGGTGGTATTGATCGTCCATTTCCTTATTATGTCAGTCGGATGCGTTATCTTAGGAGAGCATCATGGTCATTGAAGGATATCCGGCGTCATATCAAGAATTCGCATGATAGAAAGCGAAATCCTTGAGTTTTTGGGGTATTATAATCTCTTGAAATTATTGCATTAATATGTTATTGTAGGTTATAACGGAAATCAGGGCTGGGCTTCTTGCCCTCTAAAGAAAAAAGATGTAATAGTCTCTCTTTGTAGAACCGACGACTAATCTCTTTACTTCTCCAGAACCTTGTGATAAGGTAGAAACATGAACGCAAAAGAAATGCTCAAAATTGCTCTCGCACGGGGGCCACAATGTCATTATTGTTATGACGGCCCAAACCCAGCAACCTATTATGACGCAGCGGGGCGTGGATTGTGTGATAAACACACCTACGTTACCCATCACAGAGAACAGTATCAAGACGCTGACAGTATTCGGGATATTCTTGCTTTCCTGCAAGAAGAATAATCCCTTTACTTCTCCAGAACCTTGTGATAAGGTAGAAACATGAATACTGTATGGGTTGTTCATTCTGAGGACGAGCGTTATGGTGGGACTGTAGCTGTCTTCACCGACCGCAATAAAGCACAAAAGTATATTGACGACAATGATGAAGATGGTTGGTGGTCGTAATCGTCGTATCCGTGAAACCGAGCGTCTTACTCGTCCTGATCAGGGCGGGGATATTCTTTCGGAGTTTATGTTGGAAGTGGTTTGGCCGCTTGCAACGCTCCTTACCTTCTTGTTTTTGGGTTTTCTTGTGATGTTTCTATGAAGGTAAAGCCGCTTAATTATGGTGAAGGTTGGTTCGTGGGTTCGGGTTCGTGTTTGGCGTGCTGCCGCTGCCAGATCTAGATATGATCAATAATTAACCGTTACATTGTGCTATAAAATAAAATCCCTGAATTCAGGGATTTTTTTGTTTAATCTCTTGAAATTTCTGGATCGTTCTGTTATTATGTATATATGAAGATCTCAGGTTATATATGCAACTGAATCATACATTTAATGTCTTGCGTGAGCTAAAGGATCCCGAGGTGGTTGATCTGGATATGCGGCGCTGGTATATGGAATGTCAGCTAGCAAGTAAACCGGGAAAGCCCAGAGTTTATTATTATTACGATCAAAACAAGATTATGATGGATATTATTCATCTAATCAACGGTTCTCATCATTTTTGGGCGTTTGGTAGAAAGTAATATGCAAAAGCGTAATCGTAAGATTGTTGGAATTCGTCAAGATATTCAGCGTGATATTCAACCCCAATCGGGATTTGGTATATTCACAGAATTTGCTACAGAAATTGTGGCACCAGCAATCATGTTGATTGTTGGCATTGTGCTTTCATTTATGATCATGTGGTTTTAAAGAAGAGATTATAGAATATGCCTAATTGGGTTACATGTAGGGGATATTCAGAATCATGGTCTTTGATTATGTGAATTAGAAAAAATAAAACTATATATTTATGGCTCAACATTTTTTTTGTTGAGCTATAAATTTTTATATTGATAGGATATCATCTTGTATATGAAAATCATTAATTACGTTATATTGGGTTTGTTTTTAACATCATGTTCTGATACGATCATTTACGGTGATGGAGGATTAATTTCTCCGGATGGGGGGGTAATGATTCGTGATTCTGGCTCCATATGTTCTTTAGATGGAGGAATAGAAAACGATATTAATAATTGTGGTAGTTGCGGATATGCTTGTCCATTAAACGTTTCTGATCGTTGTATAATGAATGAATGTTATTGTGGTAATAGTCCTGCTTGTGATCCATTGACTCAGGAATGTAGATTTAATGTTTGTAGAGAAGTTGATCGATCTGGCAGGGTTTGTGAATTTGATGGAGAATGTGGATATCCGGATTCTGGATTTGGTTGTATTATAGGGCATTGTTCCAGAATTAATTGTGTTCCGGAAGTATGTGATAGTATTGATAATGATTGTGATGGACAGATCGATGGAACTGGACCTACGCCATTAGCCCGATGGTGTTATGATATTGATATTGGAGCCGAAATTGTTTTAAATCCGCCTTGTGTTCGTGGTGTCCAAGTTTGTTCATATGGTGTATGGCAAGAATGCATTGGTGCTATAGCTCCAATATTTGAAAATGGATTATTGGCTTGTGATGGATTGGATAATGATTGTGATGGTTGTGTTGATGGTGTAAGAGCAACATCTGGTGGTTGTATTGAAAATCGTATTGATGGATTTGATGTTGTTTATGCTATTGATACTTCTGCCAGTATGTTAACTGTAATTGATGCGGTTATAACTGCCACTAATTTATTTTCAACAACGTTTGGTAGTGATCCTCGTTTCCGTTTTGGTTTGGTATTGGTTCCTGGTTCTACTGATGGTCGTGTTGAATTGGTTTCAGAATTAGTTGAATTTACAGATTTTCTAACAGTTTTAAGTGCAGAAAGATATTATTATGGTGGTAGTCAAGAACCTTCATATGATGCATTGACATTATTGGGTAATGGAACCTTAGATATGGATTGGCGAGACAATTCCATTCGTATTATAATTTTATTTACAGATGAACTTGGACAAAGTTATATGCGTCCTGAGAATACTGAAAGTTCTTCTTGTAGAGCATTAGATCATGGCGAATATTTTGCTTATGTGACTTCACCCAGCTTGATCTCGTATTTTGATCAATGTGGAACATATTTTGAATTAACGAGTGATTCTGTTCAAATGGCTTCAAGTCTTCAAGATATTATTAGAGATCATTGTTCTCCTTGATAATTATCTTGTATGAAAACGATGCAAGAAATATTTGCCAAATTGAGAAGATTAGATAATCGCAAAGCTCATTTAAATGGTATACCATTAGAGTTAAGATTATTGAGCACGCCAGAAGAACAAGCAAAAGGATTTATGTATGAGCCTGAACCTGATGATGGGTTTGGGCTTTTATTTATTTATCCAGAACCAAGAGCGTTAGGTTTTTGGATGCGTAATGTTCCATTTGAATTAGATTTGGTGCCATTGGATGAAGATATGAGAGTAATGGGTGTTAAACGTTTATTGGCATATGATGAAAGAACTTGTAAAATTAAACGTCCATGCCGATACGTTTTAGAATTGCGAGCTGGTTGGTGTGAAAGAAATAATATTGAACCCGGCGCACAATTACGATTCAATGATGATCTTTGATTAATCTGGCTATAATATTAACGCCTGGAACTTTTAATCTTCTTACTGCGTCAATGTTTTTCTTGCTATCGTCAAAAAATTCAATTTCATCATAACCAAATTTTAAAGCTACCATTTTAATCCATTGTGCTTTTCTCTCTGGATGACTATCTCCAAGAGCTACAATTGGTATTTCTGGTATATCATTTAATTTAAAGAATTCCCGAGCAGGTTGTTCTGATCCTCGTGCGGTTAAAATGACTGCACCATCAGTTCCATATTTTTCTATAACCCGTTTTAATATTTTGGTTGTCCAATTAATAGCTTTTGGATCTTTTAAACCTTCAAAATCGGAATAATCAAATGTATCTCCAGGTTCTCGTTCATAAACTGCATATTCAGCCGGTGTGAGATGTAATATATCCCCATTTTCTTTTTCTACATGAACTCGGCTATTTGTTATAACAAGCGTATCATCAAGATCCCAAACATATAATTTGCGATTACGTAGCTGTTCATGAATAAACAGTTTAATATATTCTTTAAGAAGTTTTTTAGACATATTTCCAATTATAAATATCGCTGTCTATTAACTTTCTATTGATATTGCGACCTTTGATTAAATTACGCATATAATAATTAAATGCAGAATACGTTAATATTTCAGAATATCTTTCTTTCCACAACTGCTTTGAATTGTTATACGTTTCGCCTGTCATTATATTAATGACTTTTTTTGAAAAATTTTTATTTCCTTTCCATTTATGCAAATGTTCAGGAGCTACTTTACGACCAATATTTTTTCTTCTTTGAGCCGCTGCCATAGCATTTTTTGCAATACAGTATGCTATGGAAGATATTTTATATTCTCTTTTTGTAAATTTAGTGCCTGGAAAGGTCATTTTCCAAAATGCATATGCCATATTATCCGAATCTGGATATATGCGATACAATAACCAATGAGCTATATAATGTTCTCGAGCAGTCAATAATACTAAATTATCAGAGGCATTAGTTCCTCCCATAGATCTTGGAATAATATGATGTTTTTCATAATATTCTCCATGTTTTTTTGTGCGATTTAGCATCTTTCTGCTATTGACTAATTTATCATAATGTATTTGATAGTTCATACATGTAAATATGTATCTAAATCAAATACTTGATATATAATCGAACACACGCAATTTTTTCCATGCATTAGTTCTTCTTGTATAAGCTCTTTGATATATTCTTTTAATAGTTGTTTGCTCATAGTAATATACTATTTAAGTATATGCCGAATTTTAATCAAACTATGCATCCCACTTCTTTCGGGTTTTTTGATAGTGATCCAGCATTTCAAAGTGATGCTGATAAAATCATTAACTTTGTTTTAAGAAAACTTGGCGAAGATGTATTAAGCGTTGAATTAACTAAAAAAATGATATGGACTTGTTTTGAAGAAGCCACATTATATTTCAATGCTTTAATGATTGAATATCAAGCTAAATCTAATCTTTCTTATCTTCTTGGATCTCCTACTGGTAGCATTGATACAGCAACTGGAAAATATCAATTAAATTTAATTAACAATTATGTTCAACCTAATCTTGAATATCTTGTAAGACAAGCGGAACCATATGCATCTGAAGTTGGTTATGGTCAATCTCTTCAAAGTTATTCTGGTAGTATTACATTAGAAGTTGGACGACAAGATTATGATTTATATACGGAATTAAAAGATGAAGCTGGTAATCGTCTTTCATCATATATGGGAACTGGTAGTCTTGATGTTCGTGGTCATATGAAAGTATTTGAAGTTTATCATTTTGCTCCGATTCAATATGTATTTAATTCAAATCTTGCATCTAATTTTATTGCAACTGGATTACCTGTAGAGAGTTATATTCCTGATACACGTTTTTATGTTCTTCCATTATTTGAAGATGTGTTGAGAGCCAGTATGTTAGATGCGGCTTCTCGTGTTCGGCGTTCTCATTATTCTTATAAAATTGCTGGAACGGCTATTCGTTTATTTCCTACTCCAAATAATCTCATTCCTTTTTATAATGATAAATTATGGATTCGTGTAGGCTTTCCTCCATCGGCTTATCCTGGCATTATGGGAACATACTTTAGCGGCTCATTAGAGGCGTCTGGAAGCCTTCAGAATCCAGCTATAGGGTCATCTGTGCTTTATGGTGTCAACAGTCCTGCGAACCTTCCTATGGGCTTTATAAGTTATTCTTCGTTGAATCCGTGGAGTAGAAATTGGATTATATTATATACTCTTGCATTATGTAAAGAATTGCTTGGATTGGTAAGAAGCAAGATGAAGAGCATTCCAATTCCTGGTGCAGAATTGCAACTTAATGGTGAAGAACTTATCTCTCAGGGAAGAGAAGATAAAAATAATTTATTAACTGGTGATACTGGTATTATAACAAAGCTTGATGCACTTACTTATGATAA